ATTCTTGCACCATTAGGAAGATCACATCTTAACTCGGTCTCATGGTAGGTTACATTTGGAAGAACACTTGTATATTCTTTCAAATAGTCCCAGCCAGTTCTTTTTGCCATTGAGTAGGTTGGACATAGATAATAATATCTAGGTCTTTTCAAAGTGTTTTGCATAGCCTTTTTTAATAGCTCATTGATGCACAACACAGTTTTGCCAAATCTCCGATGACAAACTAAAACATTAAATCTTTTTAAATTACTATGGACTTCTTTTTGATGATTTCTAGGTTTGTAAGGTATAACAATTTTCACGCATTCTTACTTTCCTTGCTCACTTAAAAAATCTTTCATTCTTGAAACATCATTACCACTAACAACACCTCTACCACTAGACTCTGGTAATTGTGTTTTCTTTTCCATAGCTAAAACTAATTCCTTAAAGGGATCAATTTTTCTTTTTCTTGGTTTAGGTTTTTTTGTTTTCATAAAAATCTCATAGCA